GGAAGAGTCCGGAAAGAATGAGTGGATAGCTTACGAAAGCATCTACCATCCATTTCAAGGCGATTGTGAGGACTACGCTTTTACACTCCAGAAAGAAATAGGCGGCCAGGTAAGATACACAAGGCTGCCAAGCGGAGGACATGCTGTGCTGGTAAAGGACGGTATTGTCTACGACAATATGAAAAAGCGCCCCTATCCGGTGGAAGACCTAGGAACGAATCTAGGTTATATACTGGAGTATAAAGGGGAATACATAAGGAATGGCGAATGAATTTTAAGCCAGCAAACGGTAAGATACTGATCACATTAGATGGTCAGGAAGAAGAGAAAAACGGCGTTGCCTACGAGCGTAAAGAAATGCAGAACAAGGGCACCGTTGCATTCTCTGGCCATGAAGACATCAGCCGGGGTGATCGTGTTCACATCAACCTGAGCCACTGGCACGACTGGACAGAGGTTATGGGTAAGAAATTCTTCGTAACAACATACACTGGCATTAACGCAGTGTTGGAGGGTTAAGGTATGGGTTCATCTGAAGAAGAGTTCCTAATCTAATGGCATTGACTCGGAAGCAAGAGAAGTTTTGCACCGGATGCATTGAATTAGATAGTGCATCTGATGCATATCGAAGTGCATACAACACCGAAAATATGACAGATAAGCAGATTTGGGAAGAGTCAAGCAAGCTTCAGAAAAACCCCAAGGTGGCCCAAAGGCTTAAAGAATTAAAAGAGGAGCACAGAGTGAGGCATAATATTACCGTTGACGACCTACTGAAAGAGCTAGAAGAGGCGAGAACGTGCGCATTGACCTGTGAGACACCTCAAAGCTCAGCGGCCGTTGGAGCGACAATGGGAAAGGCTAAGCTGTTGGGTCTAGATAAGCAGATCATTGACCATACAAGCACAGACGGAACAATGACGCCTAAAGCAACAGTCATTGCTAAAGACGTTCAGGATGTACTGGATAAGCTTTGATATAATTTTATAGCGGATAGGGTAGCTCCTGAAAGGCAATTGGTCGTTGCTTTCCGCAATCAAATACGACCACAGCATGAGAGACCAATCATGATCGAAATTACACAATCATACCTGCAAGAAAGATTTATATACGACGCCTTTTATGGTGCGCTTGTTGAAAGGTCAACAGGTCGTTATGCAGGAACAATGGCTAAATCTGGGTATAGAATGATATCAATAGGTGGAAAAATGCAACTTCATCATAGAATGGTTGCAATCTATTCTGGATTTAGTGTTTCTGGGAAATCCATTGATCACATAAATGGAAACAGATCTGACAATAGAATTGAGAATTTAAGGGTTGTAAATAAGATTGAAAACTCAAGAAACCAGAGGCCAAAGCCAAGCAATGTTTCTGGGTTTACTGGAGTTAGCTGGGACAAAGTAAATAATAAGTGGCGAGCTACAATAAAGGTAAAGTACAAGCAAATAAATATTGGCAGGTTCTCTGAACTGTCCGATGCGATAGATGCCAGGAAATCCGCAAATTTAAAATATGGATTTCATGAGAATCACGGAATTAAATTTAATGCTTGATTGGGATGAAATGAGTGACGGCCAAAAGCAGGCCGTAAGGTTGATATCTGAACGGTCTTTTCTTAGATTTCAGCAAATATGGTTCCAGATTACACAGGGTCAAAGGTTTATCACTAACTGGCATCATAAAATGGTAGCAAGCATTGCGGAAGACGTAGTGTCACGCAAGCGAGGGAATACCATACTCAATGTACCGCCAGGCTCAACCAAAACAGAAACATGGTCTATATTCTTTCCTCCATGGTCTTCAATACAAAATATAGCGCCATCACAAAGACAGCGTTACTTGTCACTTTCTTATGCCGACTCACTGGTAAAACGAAACTCTCGCCGAGTTCGGGAAATGATCAAATCTGGCGAGTGGCAAGAGCTTTGGCCTTCTTCGTTTGGTGCAGATCAGGCTGAAGAATGGCAGCTTGTTAGCGATACTAATAAGGTTTTGTTCGAAATGGTTAGTCGTTCGGCTGGCGGTCAGATAACCGGCGGTCGTGGAGGTTACCCTGGGCCTGAATACTCCGGCGCATTGATGCTGGATGACTTTTCGAAGCCCGAGGATATGTTCTCGGCAGTTAAACGTGATAAGTACAACAGGATGCTTGTTGACACGGTTCGATCACGTCGCGGTGATAAGTCAAAAGCGCACCCCACGCCAATCATTAGCATTCAACAGAGATTACATCAACTTGATGCTACCGGGTTCATGATGAGTGGGGGAATGGGTCTTGACTTCGATCAAGTGGTAATTCCTGCCCTGATAACAGAAGAGTACATAGAGAACCTACCAGAGCCACACAAGACAAATTGCTGGAATGCCGTAAAGAATTCTGAGTGCGTGAGAGGGTATTACTCGTTCTGGCCGGAGAACGAGGATATCGGGCAGTTAATGGATCTGTGGGAGCAAAATGAATACACATTCATGTCTCAGTACATGCAGAAGCCAATAGCCCTGGGTGGCCAGATGTTCGACCCTGACTGGTGGGTTTACTATGGTGAAGGCGCAGATATACCTAAGCCGTCATTCTGGGAATATCGATTCATAACAGCCGATACTGCCCAGAAGAAAGGCCAACACAATGATTTCAGTGTGTTCTGTGAGTGGGGTGTGCATGAGGGTAAGATATACCTGATTGACATGAAGCGAGGTAAGTTCGATGCTCCGGAGCTTCGAGCTGAATTCAAGGCGTTTGTTGAGGCGTCTTTTGCTAAGAATGATCTTGTGCAAGGAAACTTGAGAAGCATTCATGTTGAGGACAAATCATCAGGAACAGGGCTAATACAGGACTTAACCTCTGAGCTTCCGGTTAATATCACTCCAATCCAGCGCAACATTGATAAGACTACCCGGGCATACGATACTGCACCACAAATTAAAGCTGGCAAGGTCTGCATACCAAATAATGAGAAGTGGGTTGTTGAGTTCGTGGCAGAGCATAGTCAGTTCACGGTTGATGACTCGCACGACCATGATGATATGGTGGATAACACAATGGATGCTGTTGACATTGGATTGTTGAAGTCTGGCAGCGCACCAGCACTGTTAATACCATCTAGACGCAGGTAATTGGCACACTCTATGCTTATACCGTACAATGCTTAAAAACTCATTCAGGCTTGACTAATGAAGAAAAGCGACAAAAACAAACAAGCGGTAGCTGTGAATAGCCAGAAAAAGAAACTGGTTGACGCAATTATGACGGTCAATGAAATGGTGGCCAATGGTCAGACCAATATGCGCCGCTCACGTATTCAGAACTTCTCAGAGTACGGCGTAGACTCAAAGCACACGAATATCTATAACGACTTCGGATATCAGCATACCCTGACGTTTGAATCGTTCTATTATCTGTTTGAGCGGTTCGCACTGGCCTCTGCCATTGTTCGATTCCCGGTAACTGAGACATGGAAGACGCCGCCACGCATTACTGATGACTCTAAATCGAAAGACCCTACGGCATGGGAACAGAAGTTAATCAAGCTGTTTGAGGAGACAGGCTTCTGGCGTGCTATTCGTGGGCTTGATGAGCGTCAGCGCGTTGGTCGCTGGGGCGGGTTGTTCCTTGAGATAACAGATGGAAAGCACCCACAAAAAAGCGTAGTTCCCGGAAGTGGTCGCTTGGTTCGTATGCGTCCGCTGTATGAGGCGCAACTAGAGCCGCGCCAGTTCGATAACGACCCATTCTCAAACAACTACGGCGATCCGATTACCTGGCAGGTTCAGGAATCTAACCTAGGCGATAGGAACGATGATACTGGACGATCATTACTAGCCAGCCCAGATCGAGTTATTACATGGGCTGAAGGTGCAGACGATGGCACTATTTACGGCAAGTCTGCGCTAAAAGAATCATTCAATGACCTTGTTACCTGTTTCAAGTTGATTGGTGCTGGCGGTGAAGGATTCTTCAAGAATGCCCGTGGTAGCCAGTTCTTTGCTATGGAGAAGGACGCCAACCTGACAAGCCTTCAGCAATTGCTAGGCGCATCGAACCCATCAGAAATTGCCGACCGATTCAATGAGATTGTAGAAGACTGGGTAAGAGGGTTTGACAAGTCGTTCACATCCCAGGGCATGACGCGCGAAACTATCTCAATCAATCTGACCGATCCGAAACCACACTTTGAGATTGCATTATCGTCTATCGCTGCGGGTATTCAGTACCCTATGACAGTATTAATTGGCCAGCAGACCGGGCGACTGGCATCCGATGAGGATCAGAAGCAAGCGGCCAAGACCACAAAAGACCGTCAAGAGAACTTTGCTGCACCATCCCTGCGCAAGGTAATTGATCATTTCATTAAGCTAAAGCTGATCGATGAACCACCGGGCGGCGTGTATGAGATTGTTTTCGATGATCCGTTTGCACCATCCGATACCGAAAAGCTGGACATGCTGAAGAAGGTAATGGAGATCAACAAGCTGGCCCGTGAATCTGGTCAGCCTACAATCTCCATGGATTCAGCTTTGGCTATGACTGGCATTGATGAGCTTAAGACAGATGATGACATTGATTCCGAGCAATTAGGCGATGATGATGTGGGTGACGAGGAGCTGTAATGCCTAACCCTCCATTGCCAACTGCCAAGGTCAACAAAACTGGAACTCATGCTATTGAGGCAAGGGTATTCAAGCAGCTTGAGAATCGATTTAAGCGCGTTCTGAATGGGATGCGCACGTATATCGATGGCTTGCAGTTTGAGGTGATGCAGGTAAACCAGAACTTCTACCAGTATCAGTTAGACGCAGCGCTGATCAACGATATTGACGCCTATATTCAAGACCTCATCGATGACATCCTGCTTGATGGTAATGAGCGAACACACCTGCTTTCTGATGCCTCCATACAGGCTTATGAGAACTCAACGGCTGATGCCATTCGGGATATGGAGATTATAACCGAGGGATCATACCCAAGGTCATACGATGGCATACGCCTAACCACTCCATTTGAGGACAGGCTGATCTATATCGGAACCCGGGCATTCGAGGATTTTAAGGGCCTCACTGGCGATATGAAAGCCAGCCTAGGAAGAATCCTTACCGATGGTATGTCCAACGGTGAAAACCCAAACCGGATAGCCTCGCGTATTAACAAGTCATTGTTTGGCGACAAGAAGAAGGGAACTAAGGGTAATCTGGCCAGAGCTAAACGAATAGCACGAACTGAGATAACTGGTGCGCACCGCCGGGCGCTATGGGATGAGAACTTCCAAGCTAACCAGATCGGTGTAAGAACAGGTCTTATGCACATATCCGCGCTAATACCTGATAGAACCCGCAAAACACACGCACAGCGTCACGGCGGGATATACACGCGAAAAGAGACTGAGGAGTGGTATCAGGAGGGTGGGAACGCGATTGCGTGCCTTTGTACCCAGGTAAGCGTATTGGTTGACTCCAATGGAAAACCAACAGACCCGAACTTCGAAGACAAAGTAAAAGCCCAGCGTAAGAAGTTCTTTGGTGTAGACAAATAGCGCCGATATCCAATATTTAATGGACATACATAAAATAATCACTATGATATTGCCATGACTGAAAGCAAGAAGCGCGGCCGACCAAAAAAGCCGGAATCAGAGAAGAAGAAATACTGGGGCACCAAGCTTGCTCCGGACGTAAGACTACACATAACGAAACAGCCTAACATGTCCGCTTATGTCGAGCGGGTAGTAAGGGCTGATATGGAGAGTAATAATGGATAGTGGAAAGCAGCCTAAAGGGCAAAGATTCGCTACTGGGGACGAGGTCTACATAAGGCCGATATATGAGCACTCAAAGTCTCATTTCAACAGCGATGTAATAACCTACGTAAAATACAGTTATTACCAAAAGTATGGTGATGGCTCTAAGGACTCATACGCTACAGGTGTTGCATCTTGGTATGATGAGTGTGAGTTAATGCCTGTAAATGGAAGGTCAATTGAAGAGTGCAGAAAGGCTTGCGAAGATTATTTTTGCATGCCTCATGAAGAAATGATTAGAAAAAAAGAAGAGTCTCTTTCTGAATGGTGTGATTTTTTTGACCCTGATGGCACTAAAAGAAAAAAATTTAGAAAGGCCATCGCTAATGCATTTAGAGAAAGCGCACTGTCAGTTAAGGAAAAGATAGAAAAACCTTACTCACTTGAAATTGGAGATATGGTTGCTACCAGCAATTACAAGCGATCCATAATAAAGACTTCTATTGACTCAGTGAATTCGGAAATATCTAAAATCGGGGAGCAATATGAATATTGAAAAAAAGGTGATGCACCTGCTAATCAACGATCTACTGGGTCACTCAGTTGACTTGGTTGACGCCACTGATAACGGATCATTCATGTTTGCAGAGGTTCAGATAGCCGGGCACTGCATTGGTGAGCTGGATATTATGGCGCTATCTCAGTATCGAGTGTGTGACTTATACCGTCACCTGGCACCAAAGGTTAAGCTGATGAAGGATAATATTGCGAAGCTGGATGGTGTGGAATGAACGCAAACCTACACTTTAAGGACGGACGAGATAATCACCGCATACTAGAGGGCCAATTCAAAGAGCTATCAGAAATGTATCTTGAGCCTAACCAGCCTCTTCCAAGCATTCACTCGGCCCAGTACGCAATGAATTACAATCTCCGCACCCTGGCCGGAATTAATGCCGAGTCTACCGTATTGATGTGTATTCAAGGTGGTAAGAAATGACAGGCTTTCTAAAGTTTACGCAATTAGTGGGCAAATACCCGATACATGCTCTGCTGGTAGTTGTCATTCTGGCCACCGGGTATCAGGCATGGCATTACCGAAACCTGTCTGACGATCTTCAGCAGGTCATTGATGATCAGGTTATTGAGCATGACTTGGCATTGAGAAAGATTGCATTGCTAGAGTCTGAGAAGTCGCTATGCGAGTCCGGCCGTGACCAGCTTAGTCAGTCAATACCTGAAATCAAGCGCACATGTAAGCGCAAGATCGATAGCGCTGTCAGCATGGCCATTGCAAAATTCGCCACGCCTGATATAAAGCCTGCCCGATCATCACAAGAGTTCAACAGGTGGGTAGATGAAAACATCAAGAATTGATTTGGCTGAGCTGTTTGAAATATCTCTACAGTGTATCGGCGTGCTGGTTCTGTTCTCTGGGTGTGTGGCTTTCTCGATACTCGTTACTGGCTGCTCATCAAAGGAAGTAAAAGAGCCTGAAGTTGTTTACAAGGCTGTTAATATTCCTGTTCAAGTAACACCGGATGTGCCAGATAGCCTATTGATTGATTACCCTGGCAAGTACCCTACAGCATCACCAGAAGGAGAAATCTGTTTTGCTGGTGATGAAATAAAGAACCTTCAGGAGTTGTTGCAATTCCTGAACAACCAAAACCGCAGCCTTAAGGAGTTGTTAAAGTGAAGATAAAGGCAAATGCTAGTCTTGATGGCATCAAAAGAGTAATGCGCCACGCAATGAAGCACGCTGAAGAGATATGGCTTGATCTTGGCCATGAGTGCGTAATAACAAGTGGGACTGAGTTTGATGGAAGGTACCATGATCTTGATGGTGTTTTTGATCTGTCTCACTCTGCAGGATCTTTGCATTATAGTGGGTATGCTATTGATCTCAGAACAAGATACTTTAAGGATAAAGGAAAAGAGGCGGCGCGTAGGCTATCTGACAAGCTTAGTCAGTACAGTAATGCATTTGGAAGGTTTCAGGTGATACTTGAAAGCAATCACATTCACGTTGAATGGGATGATTAGGATTGACATGCACTTAATCCGTGATATGGTGGACGAGCAACTGCA